AAAAAATTAACTATATTGTCGTCATCTACCGGAACGCTTTGAATATTAACTGAATTGTTTTTTGCTGTTGGTGGTTCAAAAAAAGGCACTATTAATCACCTCCTTTTTGGCCAGCGGTTACGACTTCTGAAAGCCAGCCAACTAAAAACAACGCTACAGCAATTGCTAGAACGCCTTGTGCTTTACCAAATAAAAAGGCTGCATATACTCCAGCAATCATACCTAGAATAAAACACAACACATCAAAGTAACGCCATATAGTTGCAAAAAATTGTTTAAAAATCATTCATATCATCTCCTAGCAATCCCGATTCCGGGTTATTAAACCATTCAAGAACTTGTTTTTCGTTCATACGTTCAACCTGTTTATCAGGATTGTTTACATCTGCAAAGTCTTCAAAGTGATACATAGCTTGGAATAAGGCGTCAATAATGGCATCAACTACATCAATCTTCAACGTGGCTTTAGCTTTATCGACTTGAATACCAATTTTATCTTCATAAATTTCAGCGTTTAGTAACGCCTTTTCCATAATCCGATCATCCAAGCGGTCAACTGAACCTTCAACAAACATTATCTGCAAAAACTTAGTTGGATCTTTTAATTCACTAGTTCGCTGTCGAACAGCTTGCAATGGCCACCCAGAATTTAAGTCTAGTTGTTTAATTGTGGGCGTTAGTCCCATCGCATCATACCCGAAAAAGGCAACTTCAAGTCGATGTTGTTCAACAAAATTAAGTAACCACTGATAAACTTGTTCGTTATTGATTAGTCCTTGTGGATGACTAGTGATTGTACAAAATCCCTTTTGAGCTAAGTCCCGATAATTAATACCATCTTGCTTTTCTTTAGCTTCAATCGAACCAGCTTTCTGCCATGGAATAAAACTATGCTGATAAATAAACCACCGTGGCTTGCCATTATTATCAAGATAAGGGAATACAAACGCTAACGCCGTGTTATCACTAAATAGCGAGTAGTCAAAGCCAATATAAACTTGCCGATCATCAAAATTAAATGATGGGACAATAGCTTTTTCAACGTCAGGCAGCTTCAAAAAACTGTCGGTAGATTGTTCTAACCATAGGTTAAGGTTTTTGTTTTGAAAATCGTTGAGTGTGCCAGACAAAGCGTCAGAATCACGCTTATCAGTCAAGCCGTTCAGTAGCACTTCTCGTTGACTTGGTAAATCTAGCAAGGGATTACTTTTAACCCATGTATCGGGCTTGTAAGTTTCATCTAGTTTGTCCTGCGACCAGATAAGCCCCAAATATGTATCAGCATCACGCAAATAATCTTGTTCCATGGCTTGCTGAATCATACGCTCATCATCATGGAATGGCACGGTTGGATCAGGATATGCCGTTGAAATTTGAATAAATTGCTTATTACGCACCTTAACTTGACCAGAAACGATTTTAGAAATCTTTTGTCGGGTCTTAATTTCACCAATTTCATCAAAAATAGCCGTTGTGAAGTGAAAACTATCGTACTGACCGGCTTCATGACTAATTGCTCGCAGCTTATTGTTGTTGCTACTCATAACAACCTGATCAGATTGGGATGACAACGTCCGTGTATCTAGCCCACTATCTTGAATCAGTGCCTTAAATGGTTCAATTGTTGCAATTTTGGCTAGCATTGATTTAATGTATCCCAGAATCTTACTAGTTTGTTTGTAATTAATAGAAGATACTAAGTAATCTTGGTTAGATAATCCTAATGACTCAATTAGAAAACTATAGGCAGTTATAATCGCCATAAGGTAGGTTTTACCTTGCCCACGAGCTACTGAAACAATTGCACGCGAGAACCGTTTACCACCATCATCATTACGCCAGCCAATCAGCATCGCCATAATGAACTTTTGCCACGGCATTAGTTTAGTTGGCTCACCTGTATCAACGTTTGGACAAATGGAAGCGAATTTAAGCACTTGATCCACTCGCTTTACCGAATAAGTAAAGGGAAAGTCAGCACTACCTTGCCGTTGCAAATCTCTAATATGGCGGAAAGCCGCTAACTTAATCAAATAACCAGTAGTTATCTTCTGATCTAAAACGTCTAAAGCGTATTGAGTGCCTGCGTCTGTATATTCATCACGAATATTTTTAACATCAATTTCACGGTATGCTCCTAGTACATCGTGTGATTGAGTAAGGTCAATATTCGTAAAATCACCCCCTTTCAATTTATTACCCACCTAAGAACTCTTTCATACGATCAGCGACGCTTCGATTGTCCTTGTGGTCATCTAAGTTTAACTTGATTAAATCACTACGAGACTTTGGTGATAAGCCTAGTTCAGCACCTAGCTTCGTCAGATTCTTAACTGCTGAGTCGTAAATTTGAGTCATCGGATTACGTTTGTAGCCCACGAAGTCTTTACCGATTTTTTGACCGCTCTGATCTTGCAACGTCTTATAAATTGCTTGGACTTCACCGTTTTCCTGAATATGTTTATATGCATTGCGATAAATCTCGTATTGGGAAGCATATTGCTCTACAAGCCCGCTATCAATGCGCTTAACCGGGGTATTGTCTTCTAAAAAGGGCACTAATCGACGCCAAACGACCTTAGCCTGCCGACCTAAGTAAGCTGGAGGTGTACGTGATAATTTCCCGTCGTTGACGTCTTTATCCACTTTTTTCATTTTATATGCCTCCTTTCATTATTTGGTGACCCCCCCTACCTAAAAATTTTCAAAAATTGTTTCTATCACAAGATGACGGCTATGTGTGTGCTCTCCCCTGGTCATATAAGGGGCGGGGGGTTGTTTTAATTACCGTCGAGTATAATTTACACTCATAAATGCTAAAGTCGATTAAATCGAACGAGAGGAGTCTTTAAATTGATTGCTCATTCATTAAAATGACGATAGATGGTAAGTCAGTAATCTCAGCAACGCTTTGCAGCTCATTGCCTTGACCAGTTCCGTAGTATGCCTGTTCCCAGTCTGTCTTAGCCCGGTGACACTTCCCACATATAACAGCTAAGTTAGCAATGTCAGCTTTCAATGCTTCATCAAACTCAATCGGCACAACGTGATCAACTGTCTTTGCTGGTGTGATAATGCCTTGCACTTTACAGTAAGCACATAAGTAATGGTCACGCTCTAGGACTTGTTGCCTTAGGTGTGACCATTGCCTTGTCCGATAGAAGCTGTATTGCTGGCGCTTATCTTCATTGCGATAACGAGTGACCGTGTTGTACTTGTGTGTGTATTGTTTATCATTACCACGTGACCAACGTTGCCGACTAGCCAAGTACTCAGCCTCATGTTCATAATGCTGCTGGCAATAGTAATGAGGGAACGCAACCATCGCATGACAGTTAGGATATCTACATCTTCTTGTCCTTGGCATGTTGCTTCCTCTGTTTCTTTTCACGACGCTTCTTATCTCTGTACCATTTATCTAGCCGAGCATCAACTTGAATTCATTTTGGTGGTTCGTACCCGTATTTACTGTTAATCATTCCTGCCATATTAATTACCTCCATAATAAAAAGTCACACAACGCTTGCGTCGTGTGACTTACATTTAATTAATTGAAAACAATTTGGAACATCCCTTGTCAAAACTATTAATCTCAACGTTACTTATCAGAGTTTAATCTTTTATATCTCGCATTTCGTTCTTCTTCAGTACTTGGCTCGTCCTCTATGTGATGATTTTTAGATTGATCATCCGAGTTAAACATTATTCTTAATAAGAGTAAGATTGCTCGAAATGAAGTTGAAATAAAGTAACCAGAAACAAATGTCCAAACATTTGTTGCAATTGATGTAAATTCTCCAGGATACTTCACTAAAACTTGAAGTAATATACTTAGAATAAGTATCATAAACGAAGCAATTAGAGAATCATACAGTTGAAACTTTAAAATCCCCATTAACTTATTCTCACGAAATGAGATCATTATATCTGAATCCTTAAGTGTGAGTAGAACTCCATACATCGCTGTATAAAACCCAATAATAATTGAAGCAAATGTGATAATAGATTCCAGTACACTAGAGAAACCTAATAAATTGTAGCTTAATTTAAATGTACATTTTAAAATTACAAAAATAACTCCGACTATTAATGGGATAAGCAAACTAGTAATAGTGATGATTCTCTTCATAAAATTCACCCCACACACAACAAATTCTCCTACTTACCAATTTATATTATTATTTACATAATGTTGCATATTATTACCATCTGAGCGATATTCAGCAAGCATCTCAGTCCATACTGCATCTTCATCTAGCTTTTCTTTTTTTGGAACATCAAATAAGAGTTTTGACTGAACTTTTCCTTTTATCAAATCCATATACGATGTGACATAATCATTTCCCGTTCCTTCCTTTTCCTCTAAGTATGAAATATTTGCATCCTTTATTAGAGATTGACTATTTTCAATTTCTTTAAGTAAGTTAAGAACCTCTGATCGCTCTAATACGTCATCTTTACTTCTAGAAGTAGAAATAGTAATATCGATATTCAATCCTTTTAGTGGTTTCATACTATCAAATAGTGACCCTATTGTTCCACTAAAAGGATTAGAATAGGAGGCAGAAGAATCAGTTGATATTTTATTTGCAGTTTGAAACGAAATTTTTTTAAATTTATTTTTTTGTTTTCCCCGAGTAAAGTTGCCTTTTTCTAAAATTGGAATCAGTTGAATGAATTGCTTATCTTTATCATCTTTGCCTTGATTCCAAAAAAAATTAATGTACTCAGTTATTGCTCCTCTAGATAAGGAATATATATTTTTCTGCAACATCAAGACATAATTTGAAGGGTCAAATAATGCGGTTATATCTTCAGCAATATATTCATCCTCTCTTAAAGTAACATTTTCTAATTTAACATCTTTAAGACTTCCGACTGCTGGTACATTTTTCTCTCGTAATTTAGTGAAATGTAAACGTGCAAATGGAGATGCTGTATCCACACCAACCATGCTAGTAGCATCACACCTTATTTGTTCTCCAGAATAATTCATTGTAACTCTAATTGGATCTAATTCATATAATGGCCTAATTAGGTCCATCCATTTTGTTAAATCAAACATACTTACTTTAGCATGTGTAGAATTAATCGATTTCTTATCTGATATTTTCACTTGAAAATAATCGAACTTTACATACCTAGGATCCGTTTCTTGTTTGATTGACGTCATTAATTTCATCCCCTATAAATTATTATCCACATTATTAATTAAACAACAAAAAAGATAGAGCGTCTACTCTATCATGCAGATAAAACTATTGGAGATATACCACTAAATGTGGCAATAAGACAGCAAGGAATCGAACCTTACAACAAGCTACACGTCTCCTAATAATTTATTTGTCGAAAAGAATCGTGCTTGTTAACCATTTGCCTCACTTGAAAGATTAAAAAATCGCTTTGCTTGGCCGCCAATTATTTACTAATCTTTCGATAATACTAATATAAACTGTATCTTGTATGCTTTGTGTAACCAATTTGTACTGATTTTGTTACTTTTTGAACACTCTTAAATCTTCAACATCCACAAATGCCCATGCAAATTGCAGTAAAGCTTCATTTAATCTTTTATTTTCATAGCCTCGATTGTAACCTGTTAATTCTTCAATTTCCGACCAAGTTAATCGTTTGAAATAACGCAGTTCTAATACGTGGCGATGGTCATAATCCAATCCACCACATGATATGATTACCTTGTTTAATATGTCTTTCGCATAAACATGTAATGTAACTTTAGCTTCCGCCCCATTATCAGCACTATGGGATACAGGCATACCACTAATTACTGGCGATTTAATATCGACAAATGCAGTATGTGCCATGTTCTGTAATGTTGGGAATTCTTTTTCAAAAAAACATTTAACTTTTTCTATGGTCTTAACTTCATCTAATTCTGGTAATAATGACACGCCCTCAGCTCCCGTAGTATAATAATATTTGTTGGATATATTGCTACGAAGCGTTCCTCTATGAGGGATGCTTTTTTATTTCTTTTGGATTTCAATGTCAAATTCCACTGCTAACTTGCTAACATAATCTTTACTACGTTTAATTTTACTAGCGATTTCTTTCCTGTTACATCCTTGATAAGCCAGCTTAGTAACTTTAATAGCATCTTTTTCATGACGATGTTTTGTTTCCAGTCTACGTCTGTCCCATCGCCCATCGTCAGTCTCTTCCTTGTCTAACAAACCAATGGATTTTGAATAGTTATTTAATTTTGTACATTTTCTACATCTACAATTTCGTTCGTTAACATGACCGATTTCAACCACATCATCTAATAAATGATTAAGCTCGTGCCACTGTTCTTTTGTTGGTCTAACTCTCTTCTTAACTTTTGACATAGCGTTTAATCCACCTCTTCTAGATTAATTTTATAAGCTTTACCACCGATTTCTTCTGCTGGTTTTCTGCTATTTTTTGATAATCTTATGATCTAGCTCTTTTTTGCCTTAGTTCGGGATAAGTCTTACGTAATGCCCTAAGGTCAAAATTCACCGTACTTCTTGCAATCTGTACTCTACTTGCAATTTCAGCGGTATTTATAATCCCTTGTCTGAATAGTTTCTCAACCTTTTTACGCCGATTAATAAGCTCTGGTTTATCTTTGCCACGACCATATATTTCAATATCACGGCTAGAATTCCCCATAGTTATTCTTCGGTATTCTTCATACTTGCCTTCATCCAATAGATCACGCAAGTGTTCTTCTTTTAATTTAACCGAATTAGCTTTCACAATCACCATGGCTTCTGGAGCATCATATTGGCTGACTGTATGTCCATCTGCTTGAGAGCCCTTGATGAAGTTATCTAATCGCCATTTATTCAAATCAGAAGCATTTTCTGCCTCGTAATATACTTTTTTAGATACATTGCCAATCAATTTAAACATTGTTTATACCTCCTTCTGTATTATATATTGCTTCGTATGGCTTTCTGCAGTTTTAGCTTTTTGACGCTGCATTAGAGTTCCTCCACTTTAAAACTAAGTTCGACACCAACTCTTGCCATAGCGGTAGCTAGATCAATTGCTTCACGCTTAGCGTCTTCTTCACTAGCAAACATAATCGCCTTGTCTTTCGGTGCACTATACGAAACTTGATTCATGTAGCCTTTATCATTTTGATTCTTTAACACGTAAAACTTGTGCTGCTTGACCTCAAAATTAATTTGTTCACCAATTGGACTAATCGCAGCGTGTAAAATATCTGCTTTTTGTTTTGCCTTTTTCCACTTGCTAAAAGGAGTAGCATATCTAATATCGGTGTACTGGTGTGCTTCCGCTCCTAACTTTCGGTAATATTTTCTATTGGTTGTATTCTCGATTACGTACATTATTTTCGTTCCTCCTAGTTAAAATTGCGTCTACGCCATTCTTGATACTGTTCTTCAAGTGCTTCTTTAATCCGATCTAATTCTCGCAAAGTGTAATCATTGCCGTACAATTCACGGATGATATCCTCTGTTGTCATTTCTGTAAGTTTTTTCATATGATTATTAATCTCCTTAATTCCTCTAAAATGGTAGTAATATTTCTGCAATCACACGGTTAAACTGCTTACTTGTTAAATTGTTCATCGCTCTGTGTACGTCTGGACGCTGATTAACTAAATAGTTAGTATGGTTATTGATCCATACAATAGTGCTTATCATGTTTTGATTGCGTTCTTCAAAAGCTTCGTTAATAAAATTAGCCACAACGCGTTCTTCACTAGTTAAATTTTTAAAATTCATAGCTCCTCCACATAAATTTCTACTCGTGGTTCTTCTGAATAGAATTTTCCCATCTTAACATCTGTTATTAAGGCGTCATCTCTCCATATAATCCCTGTGCAAGCATCTGTCACTGCTTTAAAGTAATTGTCTATGTCGGGTTTACAGTCGGTCTATGAGCTCCTGATAGCCTCCTAGCACGTTCTGCTTTTGATATGCTCTTTTGTACTGATCTAAATACATTTAACACAACATACAGCTGACCCTCTAAAAGCTTACCGTGATACTGTTCTCTAGCATATTGTGCTACTATTTCCTTGTACGCTTTTGATTTAGGTGGATCGTACGTGCTTACAAACTTTCCTCGACTAACAAATCTTGGACGCCCTTGTGCTATTGGTTCGCTTGGAATTGTTAATTTAATCAATTACTCGTACCCTTTTCTCTTGCGGTAAGCTTTATTGCATTTAGGGCAAGGATTAATTTGTACTCCAATTGGACTTTCAACATAGATTCTTCCAGTTCCTTCACATAATTCACACATTAGAAAATCGCCATCCTTTTATCTTGAGTTTCTTTAAATTTAATAATTCCATCGTTTTTCATAACGCCTTTATACATTCGACTTAACAATTTTGGATTGTAAATCTTAGATAATTCATCGCTATTAAGATTAGTGGTTATAATCGTCCGATTTCGCTTGTTTAAGACGCCAAACAACACTTGCTGTACATATTCACTCGCTTCTCTGTTATCACGCCTAAACGAAGCTTCACTGCCCAAATCGTCCAACACAAGCAGGCTAACCTTACCGAGCAAGTCCACCATGCGAGATTCGGTGTAATAACTATCAGGATGATTAAATGAATCTTTAATCAATCGCAGCAGTTCATTGACTGAAATAAACAAGCATGAAGCGTTAGGTTTAATATTCTCATTAACGCCTTTAAGCATTGAAATTGCTAAGTGCGACTTACCAACTCCGGGGTTACCAGTAATAATGGTATTAGCTTGATAATTGCGATCCATATATTTATATGCAATCTGTCGTGCTTTTTTTAAATTAGTTTCTGCTTCTGTACCACTATTGACCTCGTAGTTTTCAAAGCTTGCTTCCCATAGGTCTTCATCATCTATGATCGAATCTTTTCTCAAAACGTCCCTAAATCCTCGATGATAGTTGCTAAGTACCCCCTTTAGCACTAAATCGTTCAAGTGCTGTTCTCGTTGTTCTCTAACACATAATGCACAAAAAGGTTCGTGTTCATCACCTACTCTCACTAGTTTCTGATCAGGGTGGATTTTACAATATTCATCAGTTAAATTAGCTTGATTTAAAAGATTAAAACTCAAGTCCTCCATACGAATCACCGCCTTTATTTGTTTTACTTTTCTTAACTTCTTGGTTTAAGTAGCTTTCAAATTTAGTGCCAAACAGAGTTTCTGGTCTCAAATATTTAGCCATATCTGTACCACTCCATTCAGCTACTTTAATATCGATTACTTTCTTGAAATCTTCATCATTAAAGCCATCATTAAATCTTGCTTTAATTAATCGTTGTGTTTTAGATCCACTAGCTCGGTACTTAGTCCCTGCTTTTTCGTTCAGGTAGCTAATAATCTCTTTAAATGTTTTCAAGTCGATATGCGGTTCATTGTTAGATGAACTATTTATATTACTATCCTTACCTAACCTATCCTTACCTAACCTAACCTGTGGTGACGGTTCGTCAACGGCACGTGGACTTAGCGTATACGAACCATTTTCATCTTGAGATAATTGCTCTTTTTCATCGCCGTAAATTGTTGTATTGTAGGTATCTTTGCGGATATAATTGTGAATTTTCCAATCCTTAATTACCACCACACCAGATTCAAACGCGAATATAAAATTCTTAGTTAAAAGTAGTTTTAAATCGTCATCACTAGATCCAATCATTCTCTTAACTGTTTTGGCATTCGATACAAAGCCATCGTCATCAGCGTGCATATTTAAATGGAAGTACAATGCTTGCGATGATAGTGGCATATCCAAAAATATATCCGTATCTGTTATTTTCTTACTGAACATTCTTCTTTGTGCCATTTTTCTTATTCTCCAAATATTCTAAAATGGTAAATCATCGTCACCAACATCAATTGATTGACTACCATTGTTAAATGAATTATTGCTATTCTTCTGTGTTGAATTAGCATTGTTTGTATTGCGGTTATCTGGTAAGTCGAAGTCTGATACGTCAATACTAAGTTGTGTTTCACCGTTGTATTGACTAATATTTAAGGTCCCCGTGACAGTTACATGACTACCTTTTTTAAAGTAATTATTTACTGTCTGCGCTCGTTTTCCCCATACGGCACACCTAAACCAATCTGTACCATAATTACCATCTTTATCTGGTCGATTCTGTCGTACTGCTACATTAAAATTGGACACTTGCATGCCATTGTTGATACTTCGTAGTTCTGCATCTTTTCCAATGTTTCCAGAAATTATAATTTGTCTCATTCTTCACATACCTTCCTATTCTTCGGTGTTTTCTCTTGAAAGTTCATACATCAATGCTCCACTTAAAATCAAAGCTTGACGATAACTCAAATGATCTAACGTCTTATCTTTCTTACCTAAGACGGCAAACACTCGTTCAGAAACGTCTTTATCAACTTTTTTGATATTGTCCTTAAGGTAAGCAATAACTTTAAGTTTGTTTTCCTCTTCTTTTTTCTGATACTGTTCAAGTAATGAAACACCTTGCCCATCGTCATCATCATCTGCAACAATACCGAATGCTAGACACAAACTTGTCCGCTTAGCATAAGTTTCGTTTGCGCCTTGTTTCTGCATGTTTGAATCATCTGGGAATGAATCACCGTAGATAATCTTTTCTTCACCACTAATATGACGAATGACCGTATAAATCTTGTGTGAAACCTTGCCGTTCGCATTAGCATCATCAATCACACCTTGTGAAAAGCTAATGCCTGAATCTGCCGTAATGATTGCTTTACGGATTGCTTTATCAATCGCACTTAGATCAGCATATTTACCGTAATGTGCATCTTTATTTTTCGATGGTTGAGTAAGAACTTTTTGAGTTTCATATAGAGCTTTATTAAGCTCTGGCGTTGTTGTAGCGTCGATTGTTTGTTGTAGCATATTATTTTCTCCTTAGGTTAAGCGTCCTACATCGTCCGCAAAGGTTCGCTAAGATTACTAATTATTTGTGTTCATCCTTTCCGAATAATGCTTCAATTTCCTTACGTTCTCGTCCTTGTTCGTATTCACGCTCATATTGTTCGAACTGTTGTTGATTCATTTGTGTTATACTTCCTTTGTAAAAGTGTTTTTTCAGTCCGCTATTGCCGTAGCGGACTTTTTATTTTAAATTCTTAATTCTGAACACCTTCTTTTGTGTATAATCGATATAAAAGGAGGTGATAGTTATGAAAACAAAGATAGTAGAAACATATCTTTCAAGTGTTGGAAACGGAAAAATTGAAATACCTACTCTCTGTCCCAATTGTGGGGTTTCAAATAACCCTAAAAACTCAAACATGGGTACTGCAGTGTACAACGACAGCGTGATTATTTTTGTTTCCCATATTTGTACAAGCTGCAATGTTACATTTCAAACGCTACAAAAATTTAACAAAGTTAACGGGAAGACTGAATCTAACGCAGCAATGATCGCAGTTTATCCAAGCACTTCAACAACTTCTTTTGACAAAAAACTAGAAAATTTTTCTCCAAGATTTGTAAAATCTTATAATGAAGCTTTTAAAGCTGAACAAGAGGGACTCTTTTCACTAGCTGGAATGGGATACAGAGCCGCTGAAGAAATTTTAATCAAAGATTTTACATGGAAAATCATTGAAGATGGATCTGAAGATGCGTATAAAAAGATTGCTAAAATGAATTTAAATAATACAATTGGCCATTATTTTAAAGATGACGACATATACCTGGTTTCAACAGATGTTGTTCGAATAAACGGAAATGGCTATGCTCATTGGGATAAGCCTGAAAATTTTGATGACAAGAAACAGCTCGAAGAGTTAAAATCATATTTAAATATTTTTATAAGCGTAGTTACAACTAAATTAATGATTTTAAATCCACCTGTATCTAGATAATCAATTTTCTATCTCGAACAAAGGTTTTGCATTTTCATCGTAATAATGTTCCACAAGTCGAACTGGATTCTCTTGGGTTCCATCACCTATCCTGGTTACAATACGAATCACTTTTACAACTTCTGCTTCGTAAGGATTCTTATTTTGTAAATTTGCCATGACTTCTTCTTTATTAGGATGGTTCATTTCATTTATCCTCCTTACTTTTTAAATAAATATCTTTAGGATCAAATGCCATTAAGTGTTCCTCGCTACCGCAAATAGCTTGGTTAAAATTGTTTACATCCACGTATGCTTTTTGTGATAAATCTTTATTTTTTAACTTCTTATATCCAATAGAACTGTGCTCCTCGCTACCGCAAATAGCGTCGAGTACTTTTTTGATTGGAATGTTTGGACTAAATACTTCTCCACTTGTCATTGTTATGATTGTTGATTCTTCACCATCAGCTTCAATGGATTCAATAAAATCTAAATTCAAATACAAATCTTCTGAAATATTTACTAACTTCATTTACTTCTCGCCTCCTTTAATTGAATGCCCAATTAATCCTGCCACTACTACTGAAATTAGATAAAACGCTAACTGTCCTAAACTCACTGTTACTACCATTACAATTCCTCCAGCCATTTATTAACTTTCGTTTTGATAAAAAAGTTTCGCTTAAGCTTGCTAGGTTCAAAAGCTGCTGCACTCAAGTTGTCGTTTAAAAGAAAAACATCAACTGAACTTTTAGAAACTCCTAAATACTCTGCTACTGTTTTTTTGTCCATTAGCATTGGATACTTGTCATCAGACAATCTGTTTTTGTTTACTGCCATTTCTATG